TGTATCAGGACGACAACTCCTCGCCTTATCCATCTTGACTCCCTGGCCTATAACCACCACTCCGGTGAAATTTGGCCACCAGAGCGCCGCGAATCGCGACTCGTCCAAGCTTCCCTGTACGCTGTAAGCTGCTAAGAAAAATGCAATTAAGGGAATCGCCGCTGCTCGGGCTACATTGGCACGCGACCTGCACTCTTTTAACAGCAGCGTCCTCGTATTAACGTCAACTAAGCCCAGGGCCGAGAAGAAGACCACTGTCACAAACCAACTTGAATAGGGGGATGCCCCCCAAGGTTGTATGGGTCGAAGAAGGGCGCTTTCACGGTTTTGCTTGCTCGGAATGCTCCTGGCGGTTTGAGCCTTCTGCTGCGCCCACGGGTAAATCTTTCGATGAAATGATGCGGAACTTCGAGTTGCAGCGCGACAAAGAGTTTACCTCGCATGTTTGCGCCGATCACCCGAGAACAAAACGCTCAATTTAATTCAAGCTTGAGCAGTACTGCGTGAGGGATGCGCCACTCTTTAGGCATGTTGCGGGGCCCTTCGAGATTTTGTTACAGACCGCTAGGGAGGCCGATGACTTACCCGGATACTTCAACATCCCACACCATAAAATACCCACACTGGCAGCGCGAATTTGAAGCTGCACTTCGCGAAGGCGACCCGCAGACTTTGCGGCAGCGCGTGGATGCCGCAGAAGCAGCCCTCTTTCTGCGGTCGCAAGCATTGGTCGGGAACGCTCAGGGACACGCGGAGCGGCAAGCCATTTCTGACGCCATAGGGACTCTGCGGGCCATTCAGAGAGAAAGGCTAGGCTATCCGGACTGGAATAAAAGGCGACAGCCCGCCCGCCGGTTTTAAGCATCCAACCTCCGCTATAGTGGCAAACCAATGGCTAAGAAGCGCGTTTTACTTGTGGATGACAACTCCGCCGTGCGTTCCTTGGTGCGCCAACTATTTGAATTAGAGCCCGACTTTGAAATTGCAGGGGAAGCAGACAACGGGCAAGACGCGGTTGAGAAAGCTGAAAATCTCAAACCTGACCTAATCATCCTGGACCTTTCTATGCCCGTCATGACTGGGCTCGATGCAGCACCAAAGCTCAGAAAACTTTTGCCCGATACGCGGATCATTTTGTTCACTGTCCAAGAAGGAAGCGAAGTTGAACGGCTAGCACGTGCGGCTGGGATACACGCGGTAGTTCCAAAGAATCAGGCAGCGTCCAACCTGATTCTCCAAGCTCAAGTCTTGCTGGCGTCGGTAAAACAGGAACACCATCCTGCCAAGCTTCGCAACGCCAGTTAGGGACTCAACATACGTGGCCCCCGTCCTCCATTGACGGAATCAGATGGGATGAGAAGGCCGGTCTCCGGCGGGATGCTGTACGCTCCCAAGTTATCGACGTGCTCGAAGCACAGATAAAAGGAGACCGGCAATGAAAAAGACTAGCACCGTCCTACGCGGACTTTTCTGGACTGGCAATGGCTGAAGGCCTACTCACCGGACGCGTAAGTGTCGCCATTCAGCGGGTCGACCCATAGCCCTCGGCCCTCGTCCCAGATCAGAAGCTCGCCGTCCAGCCAACACCGTGGAATCTCAGAATCCTCTCTCCAACGACGGATGTCCTTCCATTCGTGTCCGCATTGATTGCAGTGATAGGTCGAGCCAGATTGCGCAGCCCCTTGATTGCCGCATCGGCTGCATTTGACAGGTTCACCCTCAGGGTAGAAGACGTCGTCGTCCAGTAGGGCCGGATCGATCGGCAATCCATTCCTGAACGCTTCTCGTCGCATATATTCGTGTAGCGGATACGTGTGCGTACCTTGCTTAACCCAATCGAGTGCCTGGGATGTCGAGTCGGCCTGATCATCGTGCTTTCCGTTGGGAAAGGTTGTCAATTCCTGAAGATAGAGAGGCAGCCAATCGGCTTCCATCGGCAACAACACGAATCCGTTCTCGATCGTGTTGGTCACAGAGTGTAGACGCATGATCTTGTCCATCGCTGGTTCGTAGCTGGTCACACCATAGACCCCATCACGAATCAATTCCTGGATTAACTGCGTGCCGGAGGCTTTGTCTTCGATCAGGATGTTGGTCGCATTGAAGTACTCGGCCTGACTTCGTACGGCTCGCTTCAACTGTGGGTAGTCCAGACGCTGACGAAGCACGTGCAGAAGGTAAAGCCACTTTTTCTTGCGGCCCCAGGTCGTGCAAACGCTGTAGTCGCTCAACTCGGTGCACTTGTTCGCTGTATCCCAGCTCTGAATGATCATGTCGAACTTGGCTGGTTGAGCTCCGGGAATGTAGTGCCTGAACCACTCCGCTTTGACCAGGCCGCCACCGAGCGGCGAGGGCAGTTGCTGATATTGTCCAGCGAAATTGTACTCGCCGATCGTTCGCCGTATGTGTTCGAGCAGTTTCAGGGGCTCCCGCTCAGGATGAAGGGCTTCACCGGCTTTCCGCCGAACGACCCGAGTCCGATAACGCCCTGCGATGACGTGGGTTTCGTCTTCTTCGGCAATGGCGGGAAGCCTCACATGCTCCCAGGGTTCTTGTTCCAAGACGTGGCCGACCAGATCGTCCTCGTGCAAACGTTGCATAATAATGATGATGCAGCCGGTCTGCTTGTTATTGAGCCGGCTGTATAGGGTATGGTCGAACCACTCGTTTACAGCCTTGCGCTGGCTCTCCGATAGGGCTTCGTCGGGCTTGAGCGGGTCATCGATGATGATGAAGTCGGCTCCGCGGCCGGTCAGCACACCTCCAACCGAGGTAGCCAGCCGGAAGCCGTTTTGGGTCGTCAGAAACTCCTGCACAGATTGCTTCTGAGGCGCGAGCCGGGTCGGAAATAAGCTGCGGTACCATTCACTCGTCATCAAGGTCCGGCAGTCCAAGGAGTGCTTGTTAGCCAGATCCTGACCGTAGCTGGCACAGATGATCTGGGCGCTGGGATTATGGCCAAGAATAAAAGCCGGGAAAGCCACCGCGGCGGCGTGGGATTTGAGGGAGCGGGGCGGTACGTTGATAATGAGCCTAGTGATCTCTCCGCGCCGGCATGATTCCAGTTTGGAAGCGATCAACTCATTGTGCCAGTTGTGGAGAAATGAGCTTCTCGGATTCAGTTCGCGAAAAGCTCGATGCATAAATGTGTATTGGTCGTTTCGTGCAAAGATCTGAAATTCAGCTACGGTCATTGTCGCCATTGGGGCCCTCCTGTGCTTCTTGTTGTTCTTCAGGTTGTTGTTCTTGATCTTCTTCGTTCGGTTTCAGGAATCGTTTCAGGATGCCGTCCATGACCTCCTGATCAAGTTCAGAAGTACCTGGCTCTTGAATCCCCATAGTGCTCTGCTTGGCTTCGGCGTCATGGGCTAAAGCGATTAATTGGGCGAGCGCTCGCAGGTCGCCAGAGGCTCCCTTATTGACGAGTTGCTTGAGTGCAGCCTCGAGTTTGGTCACCGTCTTGCGCTGGCCGTGTTCGTTGATCACAACTTTCTCGCGTAAGGCCTTCATGAACGCGGTGGCCACGTTCAGGCTGCCCTTCGGCCTCCCCTTGGGGTTCCCGGAGACACCTTTCTTGAAGCGAGTGGATTGGGGCGGCTTGGAGTAGCCGACAGGTGCATCGACCTCCGGAGTTCCGCCTTGATTGTCATCCTGAGTGCTCATTTCCAGCCTCCTGTTCCTTTTCGACAAAAGTCCGGCCAGAGCTTTCGTGCTTGGCCGACCGCCCAGTGAATGTCTGCCAGCGGCGAACGATTGTGTCCACATACTGAGGATCCAACTCGATGCCGTAGCAAACGCGACCTGTCCGTTCTGCTGCGATGACGGTGGTGCCACTGCCCAAAAATGGATCGAGAACAATGTCGCGGCGTGAGGTGCAATCCATGATCGCGTCTGCGACGAGCGCGACCGGTTTTATCGTCGGATGCAATGCGAGTAGGTTCCCTTCGTCAGTGCGGCGAGAGAAGGAATTTACGCCGGGGTAGTTCCAGACATTTGTTCGATAGCGGCCGTACTGGCCAAGCTGAACATTGTTACGATGACTTTCCCGTCCGCTCTTAAAAACGAATATGAGTTCGTGCTGGCTCCTGTAGAGGGAGCCCATGCCCCCATTGTCCTTCACCCAGACGCAGACATTCTTCAACTCGGAATAGACCTGTTTGCCCGCCGCAAGTAGCTCGGGCATGTGCCGCCAATCCATGAATGCGTAATGCAGTGAACCATCGATGCTGTGGAATGCGCACCGTTGCAATACCTGAGCCAGGAAGTCCGTGAACTCGGCTTCAGTCATTTCGCCACAGGCCATCTGGAAGTTCCCGTGGCGGATGGCTCCGAGTCCGCCAGCGTGCCCATCAATCTTGACGTTGAACGGAGGGTCCGTGAAGATCATGGCGGCACGACGGGAGTCCATCAACGCTGAGTAGCTGTCGGGATTGAGAGAGTTCCCGCAGTAAATGCGGTGGGAGCCGGCAAGCCAGAGATCGCCAGGCTGAGCCACTGCCACCGACCGGCTTTCCGGCAGATCATCGGCTGGGTCCGAGTCGCCGTGAGCATCGGGAGATGCGCCCTCGATCAGAACATCGATCTCACCAACCTCGAAACCTGTGGCTTCCAGATCAAAATCCAGATCCACCTCACAGAGTTCCTTTAACTGTTCGGCCAGCAATTTCTCGTCCCAGGAAGCCTGTTCTGCAAGACGGTTGTCAGCGATCATGAAGGCCCGGCGCTGGGTTTCCGACAGATGCTGGATGCTGATCGTGGGAACTTCCTTGAAGCCCAGGCGTTTGGCAGCCTCGATCCGGCCGTGGCCCGCCAAAACGTTCCGGCCTCCATCAATCATGACGGGCCAGAGGAACCCAAAACTGTCGATGCTTTTGGCGAGTTGAGTAATTTGCCGATCGCTGTGAAGCCTTGGATTCCTGGGATCGCGCTTTAAATCTGCAATCGGAATCCGAATGATCGTGGTAGGCAGGATTGGCTTTGTGCGCGCCAAAGAATTGGCGCCTTCGGAGTTTTGCCGTGGGCTTTTAATTTTGGTCATCACGAGCTGATTCTGTGACAACCGAGGGAAATCGTCACTCTAACAATGGGTCCAAATAATTACTGGAAGAGAACGAAATTAATCGGGGAAAGCATCCTCTCCAAAAGCTAGGCGAAAGGGGCATACTTCTTGGTGGGTTTCGAGGCTGCGTTTGCCCGAGGGTAGATTGGACGCGGTCCGTGAGAGGCAGTGTATAAGACTCTGCAATCGATGAACGAGACGACACCATTCCTCAGAACCGGCACTGAGGTGACGTGCCCCGATGGCCCGGGCTCGCTAACCCGAAGGCATCGAGTCGATCCTCTGGGTCGCCAATACGCCACGATCCGCTTGACCTCTGTTTCCGAGATGCGCATCCGTGGAGCGGTTTGTCGAATGTATTTCACGGCCTCGCTCACGGCCACGCAATGCTTCTCACCTGCTTCCCTGGCACGTTCGTAGGCGAACAGAGCTAGTGTTTCTCTCCGCAGCACCCCTATCGGTTGCACGCCGTTTTTTCTGGGTCTTCCCGCCTTCTTCATAATTCCTCCGAAGAATTGTGCGTTCGCAAATTACAGGTTTTAGGGTTGCGAGCCTCGGGAGGGTCCTGCGCTCAGCAAAGTCCAACTCTCCCAGCAGATTTTCAGAACGGCGCTTGCTTGTCAATCGTTGTCAACCGAAGAGGTTTATCGTCGTGGTTCCGCTTTGCCCAGCGGTCATGCGCCACAAAGTGCTCTGAATGGGCCGTAACTGCGACATTTTCGAGCCAGATTCGGCTTGAACTTTCGTCGAAAGGAAGCGTCAATGTACGGAGGTAGTTATGCCGGACCCAATTGCCCAGCGTCTCGCCGCTTTACCTCAACTCAGCAAAACCGCTCTCTACGATCTGTGGAACGAGCTTTTCAACGTATCCTCGTCGCCGAAACTGCGCAGAGACCTAATGATTCCGATCTTGGCCTTTCGGCTCCAGGAACAGGCGTTCGGATCGCTCAGCGCGAGGATTCTCGACCGGCTTCGGAACCTCAGTCGAGCGTTTGAGAGAGACTCGGTCTCGGCAATTCCGTCAGCACCGCAGCTCAGGCCTGGCACACGCCTCGTCCGACAGTGGCGCGACCAGGTTCATCTCGTAAACGTGGGAGCCAATTTCTACGAATATCAGGGCGCGCGATATCAGAGCCTCTCCGAGATTGCCCGCCTCATCACCGGGACCCGCTGGTCAGGTCCATTATTTTTCGGAATCAAAAAGGAGCAAGGCGGCGGCAAACTTAAGGAGGCAAAATGAGTCTCGAAAATAAGCCCGTCATGCGGTGTGCCATCTACACCCGGAAATCGTCGGAAGAAGGCTTGGAACAATCCTTCAACTCGCTGGACGCCCAGCGAGAATCTTCGGAAGCTTTCATTCTTAGCCAGCGACAGGAAGGCTGGCGCGTCGTCCCCACCCGCTACAATGATGGCGGTTACTCCGGCGGAAACATGGAGCGGCCAGCACTGAAGCGTTTGTTGGAAGACGTCGAAGCCAAGAAAGTGAACGTCATTGTCGTATATAAGGTTGACCGCCTGACGCGTAGCCTCTCCGACTTTGGCAAGATCGTGGAAGCTCTCGACGCACGAGGAGTCTCCTTCGTATCCGTTACTCAGCAGTTCAACACGACCTCGTCGATGGGCCGCCTCACCCTCAATATTCTGCTCTCGTTCGCACAGTTCGAGCGGGAAGTCACAGGAGAAAGAATTCGAGACAAAATCGCCGCATCGAAGAAGAAAGGAATGTGGATGGGAGGTCTCGTGCCGCTCGGCTACGACCTGGAAGTGCGAAAGCTCATTCCAAACTCGAAAGAATCCGAACTTGTCTGCAAGATTTTCTCTCTCTACCTGAAAGTCGGATGCGTTTCCAAACTGGCGGTCCTACTAGATCGCGAGTACGTCAGAAGTAAGGTTTGGACAACCAGAACAGGAGCCCGCCTGGGAGGTGTAGCGTTCGCCCGGGGTGCCCTGTACGCCCTCCTACGGAATCGTCTTTATATCGGTGAGATCCGGCATCGCGATCACTGGTATCCGGGAGAGCACAAAGGAGTCGTACCGCGGGACCTTTGGGACAAGGTCCAGGCTCAGCTAAACAGCAATCTTCAGACGCGGCGCAAGCGCGCCAGAGACCAGGCATCGAGTCTGCTGACGGGTCTAGTCGAGGATGCAGCGGGGAATCGCTTCACACCGTCGTTCACGATCAAGCGAGGCAGGCGTTATCGTTACTATGTCTCTCAGCTTGCGATCAAGAACCCTCCGGGCCAATGCGATGGTCCGACGCGAGTGCCTGCACACGAACTCGAAAGCCGGGTCACTGAAAGGCTTCTCGCTTTCCTGAAATCCGACGCGGACGTATTCGACCGGCTCGGCGCAGAAGATGAGAGTCCAGCCATTAGTAGAAACCTCGTCGCCGCCGCCAAGAAACTTGCCGCGCGCTTGCCCTCGCTTCCCTCGGATGACCTTCGGGACCTCCTCGGTGCTTTCCTTCGGCGTGTCGTCATCCAGGAGACCAGTATTGAGATCATGATCAGCAGGAAGGAACTGCGTCAGTTGTTCGAGAACGGTGGCAAGGCCCCCGCTGATAATCTCTTGGGCAGGCGAACACCGGTCGATCCAACAGATCTGATTAGTCTCACCGTCGAAGCGAGGAGGAAACGGTGTGGCGGCGAAGTTCATCTGGTTGTGCCGCCCAACTCCAGCGACTCGGTCCGACATCCCAAGTCTTCGCTGATAAAAGCGATCGCACGAGCCCACGGCTGGCATGAGAAGGTGGTTCAAGGAAACGCGCTCGACATGAGATCACTGGCTCGACAGGCGGGGCTGACGGAACGTTATGTCGGCAAGGTCTTCGGGTGCGCATTCCTCGCGCCGGACATCATCGAATCGATTCTGGAAGGACGGCAGCCCCACGATCTGAACTTTGAGAAACTGTGTGAGCACGTTCCGCTGAGTTGGGCCGAGCAGCGTGAGCATTTTGGCTTCCCTCCAGTCTCGTCACAACGGAGTAAAACCCTCCTGCAATATGTCCCTAATCAGGGAATTTAATTCCCTGATATGTCCCTGTTAATTTCCTGTTCCGATTTGTGCCTCGTACCTCGCTTCCCCCACAGAATGTGCAGTTTAGAGAACAAGAGTGCGAGTTTGGGGGTCAAAATCTCGCAAATTCCCTGTATTTTTCCCTGTTAGCAGGGAATTTTGGCGGAGAAGAGTTAGCGCCAGACTGCGCGCTCCGCCAGCAAGTCTTAACTGCAGAGAGATTCCGCCGCCCGTTCCCTCGAAATACGCGAAAGATGCCCATTTTTCGCGATAGTTCCTCAGCAAACCGGACTGCAGAGAACGGACTGATCAGTTGAGAACGGGGTCACTGTGCCGGCTTTTCTCTGAAGGGCACATGCGCAGTCCGGTTTCAAGGAGGCATAAGGCGAATGCAACGCGATTCAGAAGCCGGGGATTCAGCCCTAGCCAGTTGACACGCCAGCGAATACGCCGCCCGTGAATTGGCGGCCATGGGTTACACCAACGTAGCGCATTATCCCGAGGGCAAGCAGGGGTGGATGGAAGCTGGGCTTCCAGTGGAGAAGGCTGCGTAGAGATCATTAAGCTCTACGCCACTTTCTTCGACAGCCTAAATCCGCCGTCTCGCATCTAGTATTCAATTCCATTTGAGGAGGTGTTTATGGCTGACGCTCCGCGAATCACAGTCGAAGAACTGAAAAGGAGAATGGATGCTGGAGAAGATTTCACGGTGATTGACACTCGCAACCCAACGGCTTGGGCGGAATCGGACACCATGCTGCCGGAAGCGATCCGAGTGCCGCTAGACAAACTCGAAGACAACCTTCCTCGTATCCCCAAGAACAAACCAGTCGTCGCCTACTGCACTTGACCAAATGAGGGCTCTAGCGCCAGTTTGGCGCAGAAACTTCAGCAGCGTGGATACAAAGACGTGTGGGCTCTTCAGGGCGGATTGCAAGCATGGCAGAAGGCTGGATTCCCAGTTGAGTCGAAACCACGAGCGGCATAGCGGACGTTTTACCTTGCGAGAATCGTGATCCCGCCGAGTGCCCAACCTGCCGCCCTCACGGCGCTCGTTTCTTTTTGTGGGCAGGCGCGTGCCTCCGGACATACGACAGCCCGCGCTTCAATTCGGAAGTGAGATCAGCCGTTTCGGTGGCGATCTGGACAGGCTCCCCAGCAGATTCCCGCCCCAGATGAGAGGTCAGCATGTCGGGATTCAAGTTGATCCGCATGATGCTGTTTGTCGGCGCGTGCTGCGTGTTTTTGCCGCTCGCCGTTGCTCAACATGAACATCCAGCGGACGACCCGGC